ATGACGCAGGATGACCTATTCGCCATCGCCGACGGCCCTATGCTCACGCCAGGACAGCGCAAGCGCCTCTCGACGCGCACGAAGAAACACGGCCACGCCGCCCCGATCGGGACGGGACCTGCCGGCGAGACGTGCGGGACATGCGAGCACCTCTGCCGCAATCAGATGGCGCGCACCTATTTCAAATGTTGGCTGCGGCAGGCGACATGGACCGGCGGCTACGGGACCGATGTTCGTCTGCGCGATGCGGCTTGCGCGAAGTGGAAACGCAAAAAACCCGCGGCCGCCACTGGGGCGACCGCGGAGAGGCGAGCATGAGCGATCTTGATCATATCAAACCAGCCGACAGGAGCAAAACATGACCGCCGAGGACTTGCGGAGCGATGAAACCAAGGCGGTCGACGCCTCAAGAGCTGCGGCCGTCTACCGGGCTATCGTCGCTGAGCGTAAGCGTTGCGCCGCCGAGATCGCGGAGCTGCGGGCGGCGCTCAAGCCGCTCGCCGAGATCGGGCTGTGGATCGACCAATACCCCAATGCTCACCATGATCGGATTGACGGACGCGACCTTTGCATTACGGCCGCCCAGGTCAGAGCGGCTCGCGCGGCGCTCGGTGGTGAGCAGAAGGCGGTCGATTCGGAGCAGTGATTACAACTAAGTCCAAGCAAACGGGGGCAGTTACCTGAGACAGAGGGCAGCAAGGAGGGGTGATGAGACTCGACAAAGCCAAATTCGCGAAATGGCTACAGGCAAAGCAGCCGACAGAGGTTGTTGGTGAAAACCGCGACTGCCACAGTTGCCCCATCGCCATGTTTTATTTCGAAGCCAGCGGCGGCAGCGAGATTGTCATCTTCAATGACGGGCAGGGCTACGTCATCGACCGCGGATACAGCAAGCGTCCGCTGCCTTGGTGGGCATCGCGCTTTGTGTTTGAGGTTGATGACGACTGCGATGGCGATGGCCAGATAAGTGCGCGGCGCGCGCTCGAAGTTCTACGCGATTGATGGGCGGAACGACAAAGCGGACGCTGATCGAAATGAGCCGATTGCGCACGGAGAATTAGGGCCGCGGCAATGCTTGCGGGGAGAGCGGAGATTCAGACGCTGCCGATCGTGGCAAACCAGATCGACGCGAAAAGCATGAGCCCGATGACGGCGCCGAAGATGGCGCCGATGGTCGCAACGATGATCCTCATGCGCTGCACGCCTTCTGCGCGGCGCGGACCTGGTCGGGCGTGGCGCCACGCTTCTTGGCCTCCGCCTCGAGCTGCGCTTGGGTCAGGAATGCTTCGGCGGTTTTCAGCTTGGCGCAGGAATCGGCGGACTTCGGCTTGGGGGCCACGGGCTTGTGCATAGGCTTTACCGGCGTCGCCGGCTTGGGCTTGGGCAACGGCGGGGACGGCGGCGGCGGCGGTGAGTTCGTGACAACCCCGGCCTCCGGCTTGCCGCGCCACGGCACGGATGCGGCGATTCCGGCGATGAGCACCGCAGCGAGGACGGCAGAAACGACGAGGGGATTTTTCATGTTGGCCTCTACTTGATGAAAAAGTGCTGGGTGAAAGAGCCGAAGATGATCCCGAGAATGGCCGATGCGCCCGACGTCCAGGACTGCCGGCTTTCGAGCTTGCGCGTCCGAACTTCCAGATCTGTGCCGCGCTCGTCCTGCGTCTTCATTTGCTGGATGAACGTGTCGAGCTTTCCCTCGATGCGCCCTACGGAGCGGTGAAGCTCGGTGTTTTCGGTCATGGCTTCCTCACTTGAGCTTTGCGCCGGCGTATCTGCGCCGGACCGAGCTGTACCAATCGCGCGACGCCGCACCGGCGCGGCTGCATTGCTTGAGCGCGGCGTGCTCGGCATCGAATGCGATATTCGGCATGTCGCCCACTTTCGCGCCGGACCGCACGCACGCGCCCATGAAGGACGGCGGCGGCGGAAGATTGATGGCGAGCTTGGAGCGCGCGTCGGGATCGCAGCCGCTAACGCAACTGGCGAGCGGTAATAGGGTGGCAAGTCGCATCAGCTTTGGCGAGCGCATGTTGGGTCTCCTGATCTTTGGCCGCAGCGGCCTTGAGCGCGTCGCTGCGTTGCATGGCGTCATAGGTCGCAAGCTCGGCCTGGTCCTGGTCGCGGGTCTTGGCCTCGGCATCGGCGCGCGCCTGCTCGGCCCGGCAGGCGGTCCGCCCATGCCAGTCGCCGGCGAGCTCGCCCACGATGAGGCACAGGATCCCGACCAGGACGGCGACGCCGATACGGGTCGCGAGCATGCGGCGAAGGAAGGCCGTCAGCCCCCTTGCCGCCAGCTGCTCCGCAGTCGGGACCGTGAAAGCAAGAACGACGAGCCCGGCCACGCCGAAGGTCGCGACGAAGCCCAGCGTCCAGTTTAAGACCGTCAAAAAGCTCATCAGATTGCCTTTCCGGGGCCGGGCTGCGGCAGCAAGGGCGTCCAGCGCACGAAGGGGTTCTCGGGCAGCCGCTCGAGGAAGCGTTCCCACCAGGTCTTGGGCGGGGGCGGAATAGGTTTGGAATTGTCCGGCGCGCTTTGGACAGGGTGAGGCTGAGAAGCGGCCTTTGGCGATGGTTTCTCGCGTGTCGGCAAGGGCGCAACGATTGTCGGAGCGGCAGGCGGCAGTGGCACCGCGGCGCCGGCGGCGAGCTGCAGCGAGATCGCGTTGACCGACCGCACCCGCTTGTCCCACCCGCCGCAGAACGTCGGGCAGGTTTTCAGGCGATGCAGGAAGGCCGAGCGCTCGGCATTGAATTGCCGGATCAGGGCCGTGACGGCGCGGCCTTTGATGGCATCGATCACCTCGGGGGTGACGTGCCAATCGTGCGTGGGGAGGCCCAGGAGCTGGCGCAGCACCCGGCCGGCGCGGGCGACGCCGCTATTCACACCCTCGTCAAAAACGCTGTAATCAAGCCCGGAGGGCAGCGCATCGGCATTGAGCGCGTCCCAGTATTTGCCTCCATAGATCGGAACCACGGTCGGCTTGGTCAGCCTCTTGACGTCGGCGCACGTCGCGTTCTTTTTGACATAGAGCCGGGTATCGAAGATCGTAATTCCTAGATTAGTGCACCCGCCGGGATCTTCGCGATCGTTGGTGTAGCCGCCCTCGCTGACCAGGACGCGCTCGATCGACGGCCCCTGATTCGCCAGATAGGCGACGCCGATCGAGGCGAACAGGACAAAGAAAAGGGCCGCGGTGGCGACCCGGGCGCGCAATCCCATGATGGTCGCTCTAGGCTGCGGGAGGCGCCGGCGCCAAGGCCACCGGGACCACCGGCGCGGCCGTCGGAGGATTGAGGGCCTGTTCCGTGATCCCCACCTTGTGCTCAAGCAGGACCAGGCGGGCATGAATCGCCGCTTCACCCGTGGTCACGAGCCCCAAGAATTGCTTGGGGAAAAAGTGTCGGGTGACGGCGCCGAGCAGGATGGCGCAGAGCACGCCTGCGAAGCTGAATTCAAACATGGTGTGTCTCCTGTGGTGGACGTGGTAGAGGGAAGAAAGAGGGAGGTCGCGGGTTCAAATCCCGTCCGGGAGCCGGGGGAAGGAGCCCCGGAGCCCGGTAGCGCAGCCCGGTTAGCGCGCCCTCATCGTTACTTTGCCGGCGAGAATGCCTTGTCGAGCGCCTTCTCCTTGGCGCGCTCGGCCTTGACGGCGCCGAGCTCGCCCTTCGGATGGCCCTGGCTGACGCTGACGCCCACAAGCGGCCCGCCGATCTTGAGCAGGCTCGTCTTGGGGTCTTTCTCTTGCGTGGTGGCGAGATCGTAGGCGGAGCGGAGCGCATCGCCGGGGACTTGCGCCTCAGACTTGGATGCCAAATTTTGCCAGCTTCTCGAATTCGGCGGAAGCCTCATCGAGCGAGCCGTCGATCACCTCGACATAATGCCCTTCGACCAGGCCCGCGATCCGCTTGCACTCTTTGATCGCCGCCTCCATCGTGTTGCCGGTTGCGACCACCGCGCCGATTTCCGGCATGTCGCTCATCTGCGGGACGAAATAATACTTGCCTTCGATCACGGTGAGCTGGCGGAGCTTGACGTTCTCGCGGAGCGACGGCGGAAACTCGACCGCCTGCCAATTTTTCGTGGCCCAACTGGACAAGAGCAAAAGCTCCGCGCCCCACTTCGCGACGAATTCCGGCTCGACCAGCACGCCCTCGGCGCCTTCCCAGAGGATATCCGACCAGTTCTTCACCATGATCTGGTAAAGCTCGGATGGTGGCGATCCAGCTCTAGCGCAGGGGTCGATCGCGTAGCCGATGCCGTCCTTGGTAACGCGCAACTCGCTCGATATGAAGCCCCGATAGCCGAAGTTTTTCAGCGTTCCCGCCATCTTCTCGTTTACGCTGCGCACCTGTTTCGGCAGTGCATTATAGGGCGCGCACTGCATGACAAAGGACTTGTCCTTCACCTCGATCCCCCACATCGCCTGCTTGGGGAACCTGCCGTCGATGCAATAGCCGTCGTAGCCGATTTCGACCGCGTCGGGGATCGCGTCCTCGACAACGAATTGCATTATTTTTTTCATGGCGCCGAGCGAGTGCTCTAGTTCGTCCAGGCGCGGCTCGATCAGTCGATAATTTTTTGATCGAAACGTTTCCATGTCGCCGCGAGAGCGGGAGATTTTCACATATTGATCATCGTGCTCCTGCAGGTGCCCGCGCAGCGCGTCGAGGCCCGTCACCACCTTGTAGGGTCCGATCGGAATGCCGAGAGACTTCAAATGCTTCTTGCTGGCGTCGCGATCGAGCTCCAGCTCCTCGCCCATGCGGCCGCCCCAGACGCGCTTGCCGAGCGAGGCTAGGTGCATCTGAAGCGGACCTTGATAAACATCGGGGAAAACGAAAAGATCGATGTCGTCCAGGTGTTCCCAGATCGAGGAAATCCGCGTCACGCCCGGGAGCCCCTCCCCGATCAGCATGGCGTTCGATTTCGGATATCCCGACTCCCACGGGCACGCATAGAGCACGCGGCCGAAATCCTTCGCGAGCGTCACCGCCATTTCGACAAACAAGCCGTGGTCGAAAACGCAGGCCGTGCGCTGCTTGTAGGCGTTCGTCATCTGATTTCGAGCCTATGGTCAGCGTCACCCGTCACGGTGAGGCCGTGTTTGCGAAAGACGTGATCGAGGTCGCCGGGGAAGAACGGTCGGCAGGAGCAAACAATCAGATAGGCGCCGCCGTGGTCCCCGTGATCCGGCCATGTGTCGAGCGCGAGGAATGACTCGGTGATCGGCTGGCATATGGTCGATCCGGTCCCGCCCGCGCCGTTGGCGAGCGGATAGGTCCACTCCGCCGCATCGCCGGCAGGTTCCATGTCGATCGCCGCCGTCGCGTCGGCGAGGAACACCCGCCAGCGCTCGTTTTCCATCGATCCGCTGAGCGAAAAACCGTGAAAGTGCATCGTGCGGCCAAGCACCGGTTCCGGTTCCATGGCGTGCCGATCGCGGCTTCGCGTGCGGGCGATCATCGAATGGTGAACCACTTCTTTTTTGCGGGGCGGGACGAAGAAGGCCCCGTTTCCGGGGCCTTGGCTGGTTCAGGAATATTTCTCGGAATATTCGGCGGCGGGTTTGGCGGCGCCGGCCTGTTGCTTTTTAAGTCAACACGGCCCGCCGGCCGGCGGCCCCGCGTCGCGACGATCTGCGCCAGCAATGCCGGCTCGAGCTTGTACGGCTCCAGATCGAGATCGAGCGGCACGTCACGCACCGGCAATGCGCGGATGCGCTTGACGTGCTCCTGCATGAAGGCGTCGTAGACTTCCCATGGCATACCGGCGGCCGTGACCGCACGGCGTTCCGCCACGATCGCGATGCGGTGCGCGCCGAGATATTCCCAGGCGAGCGCGTCGATCAGGGCCTTTTCCAGTTCCTCGTGGATGATCAGGAATCGGTCGGTCTTGAACTCGCGCCCCTTGAACGGGAACGAGCGCGGCATGGTCGAGTCGATATAGATCGTGTGCCCATCGACGCTGTAGCCCGCCAAAAAAGGGATGCGGTGCTTGCGATCGAGGACCGTATCGCGCTTGAAGAACTTCACCACGCGCGGGTGCTTGAGCAGCCGATCGAGCTTCTGCTCGTGCGATCCGTCCCCCGAGGGCCCTCCGCATCCGCTCATGAGAAAACCCTTTCCAGCCGCAGCGCGTCTTCGCCGTCTTTGTAGAAGTGATGATGCCGACCAAACACCGCCCAGCCGCGTTTTTCATAGAGGGAGATCGCGACCGCGTTGGACTCGCGCACCTCGAGGCGAATCGCCCGGCAGCTGCGGTCCCTTGCGGCGGCTTCTGCAGCCGCAAGCAGCGCCGATCCGATGCCGAGCCCGCCCCTTTCCGGAACAACCCCGATCGAATAGAGCCGGGCAACCGCGGCGCGAGCGCGAAAGAGGACAACGGCGCTGCCTGCGAATTGGCCGCCGTCCTCCGCCACGATCACCGCCGCCCGCGGCGATTGGATAAAACCCGCGACGCTGCGGCGGGACATGGGAAAAGTGGTAGCGAACAGGCGATGATCGAGATCGAGCAAAGCGGCAAGATCGGCGCGGGTCGCCTTGCGAAGGTCGGTCATTGCGCGAACGGATCGTGGTCAACCGGAACTAACTGATAGCCGGCGGCGCCAAGGCCGGCGGCAGCTGGAACCGCATTGAATTGGATGATCTTCGATAGCCTCGGATTGTTGTTGACCGCCGCTCGGATGGCGGCGGCCGTTTTAGGCGCCATTGCCTTCATCGCGTTGGGGTCGGTCATGTAGGCGCGGATCGCCTCGGCCATATACTCGCCGGGTATTTGATCCTGCGGATAGCCGATGTGCTCGGGCAAAGTGAGATTGCGCGAGCGCTCCTGGCCGGTCACGCCGACATTGAACAGATTCTTGAGTTCAGCGCTAAGGCCGCTTTGAGGAATCCCGGCCTTTCCGGCCGCCATGTAATCGATCAGATGTCCGGTCTCGTGCGCGAGAACCTGATCTTTCGCGGCGTCCGACAAATCACGGTCGATGAAGATGTTGTTTACCGGGCCGTCGGGGCCAGCTCTTGTGGTGAACAGCCCAGCGTTCCCGCGAATCTGGCTCGCCGCAACGCTCGCAGGCTGTCGGCCAAGTCCTGCCGTTGCGACGGCGTCAAGCTCCTGCGGCGAGACGGCGACATCCGGTTGGCCCACCATTCGCCGGCCGGCGATGACGGGAGCGGTGAGTGGCCGTCCTTCGATGTCGGTTGCGAGGTTTCCTGCGGCATCGGACTGCGCTCCTGTCGGGTAATCGGCGGCGAATGGGCGCGCCGATTTGACCGGAGGATTATACAACCCGGAGGCCTTGCGCGCCAGCACTATCGAGGCCGACTCGACCTCTGGAAGTGCCCGTGCCGCAACGGTTTCTGCGCCCCCGACTCCCATCAAGGCAAGCCCAGCGATGTCGGCAATCGGACCCATCAAAGCCGCCGCGCCCGGGTCGCTCCACAGCTTCCCGTTTGCGGTCGGGACCAGCCCGTTCGGGGCCGGTGGAGCGTTTACATAGGCAGACAAGTTTGGGGCGACCATGCGCCCCGCTGCCGCGGTTGCTGCGTTGAGATCGCCCAGCACATTCTGCCGGGGCACAACTTTCCCTGGCTTCGCGGTCGCAAACGGATCGTGTTCGACGGGCACGAGATCAAGCGGCATTGCGCGACACCATCAGATACTTTCCGGGACGCTGCGGATCGGGCAAATACCAGTTGCCATCGGGCGCACGTTTCGCGCCGATCGAGGCGAGGTCGCGCGGCCGGAATGACGGGGCGTTGCCGGGCTTGCCGTTGCCATCGCCATCACCATCGCTCGCCAGCACCCCTCTGCGCAACAGATCAGCCTTGATGTCCTTGGCGCTGCGATCGTCGGCCAGCAGATCCTTGAGGCTCGGCCGCTGCGCCATCATGGCGGGCGATTGCCGCGCGCGGGCGCGCCCAGCCTGCTCGTCATAGGCCAGCGGCTTGCGCAGATCGCCGTCGGCGACCCACTTCTTGAATTCCGGCACAGACAATGACGTCACGGCGCCCATGCGGTCGGGCCCGGAGCCGTCCGAGAATGAGGCGTGATAGGCGTCTTCGGCCGAGACCTGGTCGCGGAATCCCACGAAGGTTTTCGGCTCATCGTGCTTGCCGGTCACGGGGTCGCGTTGATCGACCACGAAGACGCGCGGCGCCTGCGGATTGGGCCCCATGGTCACGTCGAGCTGCTCGCCGTCGGCGGATTTGCTCCGTTTCACATAGCCGTAGGGATAGGGCATTGCCACGGACCAGGGCTTGCCGTCCTTGCCCATGCCGACGCGGTCCTGACCGGCCTCGGTCTCGATCGAGATGTCGAGGCCTTTCCATGCGACGTGGCGTTTGCGGTAATTATTCGCTTCGGCTTGTGCGGGGCTGGGGATTTCCGTCCTTTCCGATCCGCGATGCACGTCTTCCGGGGATTCCACTTGGACCGGCCGGCTTCGGTGACCGTCATCGGTGCGCGCTGTTGCCGCAGCATTCCAAATCGACACGGCCGCGGTGCGGTTCAAATAATGCGCGAGCCGCATCGCCGGGCCGCGATCCGGCCTCGTCGATGCCCGCTGGAGCAGCATGGACGCAACCTTGGGATCGAGCATCGCGGTCTTTATGAGATCGTCGATCTTTTGAAGTCCGGCCTGGCGCCAGCCCGAAATCGCGGCACCTCCGATGGCTCCGACCAGAGCGCCAATGGGCCCGAAATAGGCGCCCGCCGCAGCGCCAGCACCGGCGCCTGCGCCGACATGCGAGGCGTGATGCAGCACGGTGCGCAACAAATTGAGCTGCTGCGCCGCCTGATCTTGCGCGGTGTTTGAGCCGCCCGGCAGCTTGACCGCCGTGATCGAGCGATTGGCTCGCTGGAGGTCTGCCGCGATGGCGCGCAAGCCGGATGCCTCTTCCTCGCTGAAAACCTGCCGAAGCGCGGCATTATTCTGCCGAATAAACGTCTGGAAAGCGTCCGACTTGATCAGCGCGGCGCCCGATGTTGCCCCCTCCGTATTGCCGATGAACTTGTTGGCGATGTGCTCGACGATTGCCTTGCGCAGGCCGGCGCGCGCGGCCGGATCCTTGGCGGTCGCGGTTGCAAGCCGGCGCATCTCCTGGACCGCGTTCTTTTGGCCGAACAGTCCACCGATCACGCGCGTTACGTCCTGCGGCTCGCTGAGTCCGATCAGTTTGCCGATCGCGCCTTGCTGCTGCTCGTCGAGTGCGGCTTTGCGCGCGGCCGCGGCCTCGCCGATGGCTTCCGTCGCCTGCGCCGCGCCAGAAAATCGCGTCTCCAATTCCGGGAAAGCCCGCAAGGCATCGCTATGTTGACGACGCCAAGTCGAGAACCTGCCGGGATCGAGGGTGCCGTCTTCGCGGAGCGCAGCCTGGCGCAGCCGGCTTGCGGCATAGTCACCGAGGATGGATTGCGCTCGGTCGTCACCGATGAGACCGCGCAAGCGCTGGACGTCCTCGAAGCCGCCGGGGCCGGGGTGAAAGAAAGTCTCCGGCACATGCGCGGCCGAGATATCCGGCCGCAATGGCGGGTTTGTCACCGCTTGGGAGGCGCGCGCCGCGTTCTCGAATCGCTCCTGCAGCCCTGGGATCCCGCGCAGCGCATCCTGGTGCTGGCGCCGCCACATGGCATAGCGCGCCGGGTCGAGCGTGCCGTCCGGGCGCTCCGCGGCCCGCCGTAGCGAGGCCGCGGCGTAATCCTGCAACGCGCCGAGCGCGGCCTGGTCGTTGCCAGCGGCCCGCCGGAACGCCTGCACGGCCTCGAATCCACCCGGCCCCGGCTTGAAGATTGCCCCCGGGACCATAGCGTCGAGCGTGCGGTACTGGCCCTGCATCCCGGCTGAGCGCAGAACGGTGCCGACCGGACCGGAATCGAAGGTCTGTTTTCGCTGGCGTGTCGCCGCGCTGGCAGCTCTCAGGCGCTCCTGGGCGGCGGCGTCGAAATTGGGCTGGAGGGCGGCGCCTTCTGGTAGGCCCTGATCGCCCGCAGTGCCAGGAAGTCGCCCTCCGCCTTGGCTTTCCGCTCCCAATGCTGGAGAAACAGCGGACGCAGCGCCGGGCTCAGCGGCGCTAGAACTGCCGCCACCCCCTGTTCGAGCGTTTCCGGAGCGTTGTGCAAGCCAGGTGTCCCGCTCGTCCGCGGCCCGCTGGAGCATCGCGGCCATTGTCTGCTGGGGCGACATCTCGCCCCGGGCGACGGCCTGCGCGTCCTGCGCCGCACGGTGTTCTACCCCATTCGAGATGGTCGCTTCAATGGCGCTACGCAGACGGGCGAGCCGAGCATACACAGGCGTCTCGCCGGACGTCCGCAGCTCCTCCCGCATTGCGGTCGAGATACGGCTGCGCAGATCCGTGATGTCGCGAAATGGTGTCGCCGGCTGGTAACCGCCGATCGTATCGAGGATGGCGCGTTCCTCGCCAGCGATCGGGCGCGCCGATTGGGTGACGCTGGCTTCGATGCCGGATGCCGCCTGACGCAGCGACCCGCTGGGCAGCGCCAAGGTGCCATCCGGGTCTACGGCGTTCCACAGGGCCCGCTCGTGCGCCTTGGCTGCCGCGCGGGCATCCGCCAGCGAACCCCGAAGCGCGGCGCCATAGCCTTCCGGCTGGCCGGCGCCCCCGATGCCCTGTACGGCCGTGCGCGCGGCGCTAGTGGCTCGCTCTGTGCCAGGAGCAAGGTCGCCCTGGATGGCCGCGCCGTAGGCCTCTGGCGCCCCGGTTCCGCCTATGCCCTCGGCGGCGGCGCGCGCCCTTGCGGTGACGGCGGTGACGTCCTGTTCGGTGACGGCGTCGAGGTCGCGCAAGGCCAAGCGAAGATGTTCCGACACGTCCGCCGACGAGCCGCTCTCCTGCAGGCCTCCCACGGCCCGCCGGCGGGCGACGTTCTGGTCGGAGCGCAGCTGGTTGAATTCGACGGGGTTCTTGGTGGCGACTTCACGCTCCAAGGCGCCCAGCCCCATGTCGCCAGAGGCCTGGAACGTCGTCGGCTGCGAGCCGGGGACGATTTCGAGCGGCTCGGTCGCCAGCGTTGCGGCTGCGGCGTCCGGATTGGTGGCGCGGCCGCGCAGCGTTTCGCTGGCAATCCGGGTCTGACCGGCTTCGGTCATAGGGGCGACCACGTCCCGGACGCCCTGCCCGGTGCCGCTCAATGGGGCCAGCAGCTCTGCCGTGCCGCGGTCCAGGGCCCGCAAGACGCCGGCGCTGGTCAGTCCGCCCGCGAAGCCGCCCGCTATGCGGGCCGGGATCTCCATCCGCGTACCTTCGGCCGCTTGGCCGAGGAGCTCGGAGCCGGCCCCTACCCCGGCAGCGATGGCGATTTTGGAGGGCAATCCGCCGGGCCCAAGATAACTGCCAGGGTCGCCGAGCGCTTCCCCGACGGCGGCGCCGACCTTGCCGGCGGGGCCCTCGGGTTGGTGCATCGGGCCGGTGACGTTCTGCTCGACCAAGGCCGTCGATTCGGCCGGCCCCGGAACGGCGTTGGCCAAGGCAAGATCGCCCTGGTCCGGGACGTGCCCGGTGACCAAATCGGAGAGCTTGCGCGGCTGCGGACCGTTGCCGGTCGATCCAGCCATGAGATTGGCTTCCGACTGTCCGACCGCGCTGGCGGCGCCGGCGAAGCCCGACACGATTCCGCGCGGGATGGACTTGAGGAAGTCGCCGACCCCGCTGGAGGGCTGCGGCGCCTGCACCAGCCCGCGCTTTTGCGCCTCCTCGTAGGCGGCCTTCATGTCCGGGGGCAGGAGGCCTCGCTTATAGGCTTCACCCAGAAGCGCCGCGCGATCGTCGTCGGCCATGTCAGAGGCCCAGCTTCAGCTTCAGATCATCGTCGGACAGCGACGAATGGTCGGGCGATCCCGTAAGCGCGGGCGTCGGTGACGGCCCGCCGCGCGCAAGGAACTCCTGCCGCGTCTGGTCGAAGGCGGCTTTCGCCGATGCGATTTCCCGCCGCATCATGGCAAGCGTCGCGTTGAACGCGTCATGGCTTTGGGCGGTGTTGAGCATCTCGCGCGCGTGCTGGCGCGTTCCCTCGGTCGGTTGGCCGGTCGGCGAGACGACCCGGGCGTATTCGTTGACGAGCGTGTTCGTCGCCGTGAAGGCCGCGGCCTGCTCGGGGGAATTCGTCTGCGTATCGATGATCTGTTGCAATTTTCCGAACGGCAGGAATTGCGAGCGCGGAACCTTCGACATGGCCTCTTGCGCGAAGTCGATCGCGCGGCTGGCGGTGTTGGCGGCATATTCGATATTGGCGCCTTTGGTCCCGAGCGTGCGCATCGCGGCTTGCTGACCGGCAAAGGCGGCGACTTGCGTGCCGATTTGCTGCGCGCTCACGCCGCGTTCCTTCGCCAACTCATAGACCCGATTGTTGATCGCAGTCAGGGCGGCTGCGCCCTGTGCGCCGCGGCCGATGTTCTGCAGTGCCTTCGGGTCGCCGTTCAAGACGCGCTCGGCGGCGCCATTGATCGCTTCCGGCGTGAGACCTCCGCCCGCGCCAGCGCCGCCGGCCGAGTTGCGCGGCAGGACCACGCCGTCGCCTTCGATCGGCGTCATTTGTCCGGAGCGCTTGTCGAAACGATAGCTCTTGACCACCGGCTTTCCTTCGGCGTCGGTCTCCTGCCGGTTGACCACCTCGAAATTATGCACGCCGCTCGTTTCCGGAATAGCGGGCGCGCCAGGCGGCATCGTGTACGGGTCCGTGATGGGATTCGATTGCTGGGCCGGCTGCTGCGGTTGATTGGGTTGGGGCTGTCCCGGTTGTGGCTGTCCGCCCGGTTGAACCTGCGCCGCGTGAGCCTCCATCTTCGATTGGATGAACTGCTGCTGCAGGTCGGCTCGATCCTTGTAGAGTTCCTGCGCTCGCTTCGCGATCGACGTCACAAAGTTCCGCAGCTCGGCGTTTTGCACCACCTGCGGCGGCAGGGTGTGGCCGGTCTGCCGCGCCACTTCCGTTGCTCCCGCAACGTCGCCCTGATTGAGCAGTTCGAGAGACTTGTAAAATCCGGCCATTTCGGCGCTCTTGGCTGAGGCGTTCTGCTGCCGCAACCTTGCTTGTGCCTCCGGTGCCGCGAATCGCGCATTTACGCCCGCCGTTGTGGCCGCTGAATTCGCCTCCGATATCCGCGCCGGCGCGGTCGCGGTCGCGACGCCGGCATTCGTCTCCGCCATATTCGTGTCGGCCGTCATCCTGCGGAGCTGGTTCGGCAGCGTCGCCGTCTGGATCGTGTTTTGCCGCTGGACCTGGTCCTGCTGCTGTTGCGCGAGCAATTGCTGCTGCGCGATCTGCTCGCTGCGCTGGTAGGCATCCGTCGCCGGATTTCGGCCGGTGAACGGAATGTCGCCGGCCTGGATGAATCGCAATTCGGTCATGGTGCTTATCCGCCAGCGCTGAAGCCGGTATAGGGATTCGGGTCGGGGGGTGGATTGCTGCTCCCGCGCAAGCCGCTGATCGCGTTCACCAGCTTATCGTTGTTGGCGGTGTTGGTGGCGCTGTAGCGCTGCGCGCGACCCTCCGATGCGATCAGGTTGCCGATGTCGCCGAAGGCCGAGCCGGTCAACGTGGCATTGTTGGTGCCCGCCGCCGCCTTGACACCAGCTGCGGCCGTCAGCCCGGCGGCTGTCGTGTTGCCGGCGTTCGTCACGCCCGCCCCGGCCGCGTTGCCAGCAGCTATGCCGCCTGCAGCTGTGAGCCCCGCTGTGGTGCCGGCAGCGGTAAGCGGAGCTGCGGCACCAGCCAAACTAGCGCTCACGCCGGGCGCAAAGAGCGTGCCCGCCGCGCTGTCGGCGCGCGCCTGGTTGGTGGCGAGCGCAGAGGTCCTGAAATTGCTGTCGACGTTGCGCAAGATACTCGCCGCGGTGCGCCCGGAGCCCGCGATGGCGGAGCCGCCGATCTGGTTTTTCGCGGCGAGCTCGGCCTCAGTGAGTTGTTGCTGCTGCGCCGGGGTGAGATCGCTGGGGCTGGCCATGACGTTGCTCAGGTACGAGCGCGCCGGCGCCGATTGGGTTTGTAGTGTTTGATATTGCTGCTCAGATTGCGCGAGGCCTTGCTGCTCCTGTGCGATTGCCCGATTGGTGGCGTCTGTGATCGCGCCCGCCTGAAGCTGCGACCCCTGCAGGGTGGCGTTGCTTGCGATCTGCGCTGCGTAGATATCGGCAGCCGCAGACGTGTTTGCCGCAGCCGTGTTCGCATTCGCCGCAGTCGTCATGCCGAAAAGAGTGGCAAGCCCGCCGATGGCGGGAGCGATCAAATCCCACATTTGGGCTTACGCCTGCATCTGGCCGAGCGCGGTGACGGGGCGCTGCGGTCCGCCGGCGCCTGGTTGCGGCAGGGGCGATGGCGGTGCGCCGCCGGGCGCTGGTGCACCACCGGCTCCCGGCATCGGCTGGGCTCCGCCCTGCCCGCCATGCGCCAATTTTTGAAACACAAACGCGATCGGCGGCGCGATCTTTGCGAGCACTTGGAGCGCGGGCGGCGGCAGACTCTTCAGAACTTCGATGTCTTGATCAGTGAGCGTATCCAGGTTCTTTATGAGCGCGGCCTGCAGTGGGTCGTTCGGGGTGAGGTGCGGGGCCAACTCAGGATGGGTTCCTGGTTGCGCGGGCGCGCCAGGCGCTTGCGCTGCCGCCGTCGGGCCGCCTGCTCCTGCCGGCATCGGTTGCCGCTGATCTTGCGTCTGAGACTGAGGATCAAACATAGCTGTGCCTTTCCTGGGTTACCAATGAAACGCCCGGCTGAAGAACGTGCTGACCGGCTTGACGACATTTTTATCGACGAAGCTCGCCGCCGATGTCTTCGCTTGATAGCCGCCGATCGCGCCGAGAGCTGCGGCGCCGATCGCCTGACCGTTGGCGTTCAGAAATGAACTGAGACTTGTCAGGCCCGGGCCAACTATGGGCGCGAGCGCGCTGCCAAGAGAGGGGCCGCCGCCACCACCGCCACCGCCACCGGGCGCCCCTAAGGTCGCGCCTACCGACGGGCTGTCCGCGGTGATGCTGCCGAGTTGCGTGGTGGAGGGTGCCGGCGACGGCGCTAAGGGTGGTGGCGGCGCAAGATTGGCGCCGGCCGATGACGTCGACGGCGCTAAGGGTGGTGGCGGCGCAAGATTGGCGCCGGCCGATGACATCCCGCCCGCCCCGGGTGGAATCAGATTACCCGTGGTCGGATCGAGCGATCCGCCGGTAAATTGCGGAGTTAGATTGTTGTTCTCCGCGTAGGACGCGCCGACGTTTGGGTTGGATTGCTGGGCCATCAGTTCACGATCTCGCCTTTCCTAAATGAATGCGGCCCGGAGTTGCCTCCGAGCCGCCCTCGCCTTGCGATGCCACGCCGCGACACGCCTCGCCGGGCCGGGCCAAGCCAGACCTGGCCTCGCCATGCCTGCCCTGCCGTGATCCTCGCCAGCCGGCGGGCTGCCGGCTCCGCGCGCTACGCCGCGAATTACGCCGCGGCCGAGCTTGTTTCCTTCTTGCGGGCGACCAGCAAGCCGTCGATCATCGATCCGATCGCCGCGAACTCCGGCAAGTCGCCATAGGTCTTGCGCCAGTCCGCAAGCTCGTTCCAGCCGCCGTCGACACGTCGGCGGTGCAGTTCTTCGGGCGGAATCACGGCCGCCGTGGTCGTGCCACCTCCGCGGGGCTCACGCCGCACGCTCACTTTGAGCGGCTCGCTGTGGGCGCCGGCCTCGCCGGTGACCGTCACCACAATGCTTCGAATCAGCGCGCCGGCCTGCTGCAGCCGATACTCATGGGCTGCGCTCTTGTCGTTCCAATCGAACAAAGGATGCAGCGGAGAGGAGGCAGGCTTTGCCGCCTTCACCACCGCTTCCGCAGTGAGATCGCCGCTGTTGTGTCCCCTGATCTGCTCCAACGCCTCGCCCGCCACCTGCGGGTCGATCTTGAAACTGGTACGCGGTCGCCACTGATAGACCGATGTTCCCGTCGTCATTCCCTCGGCTCCTCGGTTGCCACATGGAAGCGGCCGTAAGAACCGTTTCTCTCAGGCCGCCATTCTCCAACCCCGACACCGAATCCGCCGATATTAAACAGGTTGATCACCTGCTCGGCGGAGATGACGTCGGCGTTGAACTGGACGAGCAGCGTCGCGCGCCACTCCTTGAATTCTCCCCGGTAGCGGATATCGGCGACGCCCATGCCGACCCGCACCATATCCTCGCGCGGTGAGGGATCGCCGTCGATCGCGATCATCTCGCCGACGATGTGGAACGCGCCGCGCGCCACCGTCATCTTGATGCCGTCGACAAAGCGGCAGGCATCGACCGCCGCCGATTTGAATGCGACCGCCGGGAACCCGTAGCGGCCATCGTGGAGATAGAGGGATTCCTCGTAGTCTGCCTCGGGGTCCTTGGCCTGTTTCTTCGTCCCCGCCCTCTTCATCTGCTTGTTGAGCATGGCCGTTTTCGACTTTTTGCTCCACGCATGACAGATGAGCGCGCTGTCACCGATCAGCACAAGCTGCATGGTCTGCAAGTTGAGCTTCGGAAGCTCGATAGTGAGGGCTTCCGGCATCACGCACCCCGCGCAATCGCAAGAAGATCGTTAATCATCGACTGGACAAGCTCCATATCGGTCGTCTCGGTATCGAAATCGATCACGCCGCCCCAGCACCAAGAGATGGCGGTGACCTTGACCTGAATGCCCGCCAGCGTCATGGCTCGCTCGCGCAGAATTCGCTGCACGACGGCCATGGGGAGGCTTGCGGCTGAGTCCGCTTCGTCATTGCTGCATTCGCGCCCATCGCAGATGGCGCGTTCGCTGTCCCAGGCCGCGCGCAGCTCGTGGCCGAGACCGATCAGGATGGTGTCCGGGTTGCAGGGGAGCGCGGCGTGGGTCGGCAGCGCCAGAACTGCCGCCGCAGCGCCGAGCAGAGTTCGTCGCGACGTGATAGGGGTGGATTCAGCCTGGGCCATGGGTCACTCCTTGGCTTGGGTTAGGGCTGCCTGGGTGGTGAGACACCTTGGCGGCCCGATTTATCTGTGGTATCAAGTTTTCTATGGCACGTCAATCCGTGATACCACAAAAAAGGCGCGGGCCCAAACCGACCGGCAAAGGAGCGCCCATTATGGTGCGACTTCAGCCCGACCATCTCGCGCACCTGGATCGTTGGATCGAGGCCCAATTCGTACCCATGAGCCGGCCTGAAGCCATCCGGACCCTAATCGAACTGGGACTCGCCTACGGCCGCCCGCAGCCAGGACTCGACATCCGGCCCCTCAAGAAGAGCCGTTAGGCTACCGCCGCGGCCTAGCGGAACCGTCCGTGGGTGGCGACGCAACACCGGGGCGCGGCCCCGCGCACCGCTGGACAGCGAGCGCACCGAGATATTGCTGGCGGCTTTGCAGCGCCGCCTCCTCTGTTCCCGCGGCACCTTGAAAGTCCATCCCAAACCACAGAACCGGAATGAGAAGTCCGGCGACGCCGGCCGCTACATTTTGGGCTACCTTTTGCCCCTTCTCTGACCCCAGTTCGGAGATGCGCGCATTGTTGGCCTGCACCTCTGCCGAGATCGCCGCGCAATCCGTGTATTGGTCCTGCGGCTGCACGACTGCGACGGGCTGCGGCGTTCGTCCTGCGCACGCGCCAAGAAAGACCGCCACCGCCGCCGCGATGCCAAATTTACGCATGGTGTTCCCCTTCCCCGTGCCTGCATCATCGTGCAATCTTGGCGGGAGCACAATAGCAGCGCGTACTAAGCGGAGCTGGGCAGCACCACCAGATCGAACGTCACGGTGTTCCCCGGACCAGGCGCCGCCGCGAATGTGATGGTGAAGCTCGCCGCAGTTTTCGTGATGCTGATTGGCACGAAAGCGGAGGCGCCGGGCGAGCCGGTGAAGCCGGCCGGAACCGGAATGACGTGGTAATTCGCGTTCGCCATCGGCGAAGCGAACGTGAAGGTGAGCACATTGTTCGGGTCGGCGAGCGTGGCATTGCCCAGGAACACGGCCGCCCGCGTCACACCGGCATACGCGCGATTCGCGACATCTTGCGCCTTGGCGATGCTGGTCGCGGTCGGATCGGGAAGATGCGCCGGATCGAAGGTGCCGGCATTGGCCTGGAACGCCGGATCGAGCAGCCCGCTTTCAAGCACCGTCGTGGTGAAGAACGCCCACAGCCAGTTATTGAGGCTGACCACGTCCGCCTTGTAGTCGCCGGTGAGGCGTGGCGGTTTCGGAGGGGCGCTGAATTTGGTGGCCAACGTCAGTGACCCAAGGCCATGTCTTTTACTTCGGCCTTCTTCAGGTTCACCTTACAATCGTCTGCGCTCGAAATCTCCCATTGGAAGTGCGAGCCGTTGCCGAACCCGCCGAATTTGATCATCTGCAGCCGCTCTCCGGCCTTGCCGAGCGTTTTCGTGATCCACGGCCCGAACGGGCGCCCGTCACGCGAGCACCGCACCCGGATCGTGGGCGCCGTGGCGCTGCCGCCGACGCCGCGCACCACTTGCAGCCGGAAATCCTTGATCTGGAGCGCGTTGCCTTCCGCGACGTGGCTTGTTCGCACAAGCCACCGCTGCAGGCGCCCGTCATTGTTGTAGGTGCCGTCTTTCAGCTCGAAGATTTTACCTTCGCCGCCGACGAACACCCGGTTCCACAATGTCCAATGCGACCAGCCCGGCCAGCGCGAGGGCACGCCGTTGGCGGTGTCCCAGCCGTAGAGCGTGGTGAACTTCTTGGCGCGGTAGTCGTAAAGGAGCGTGATGCCCTTGGTGTCGTAGGGGTTGGTGGCGTTGGGCACCTGCAGAAGCATGAACTTCTGCCCGACGATGTGGAGCGGCCGATCCGGATATCCGCCCAGCCAGGCGTCCGACCAGTCGTCGATCTGCTCGAGCATCTTCCCGATCTCGGCCGACGCCGAGGTGGAAACCTGCCCCGAAAACCGGATGAACTCGTTCAGGAAATTGATCGTCCACACCGCGTTGTCGGCGAACAGGCAGACATAGGGCAGCTTCATCCCGTCGCCGACCGACCAGCGGCGGAAGAACGGCACCGTGCCGGTGGGCAACCGCTCGAACTGCTCGATATGAGTGTCTCCACCCAAGAGCAATTCCGCGAACGGCGTGATGATGAGATTTTTGATGTTTTCCGGCGTGCCGTCCGCCGCGAACACGTCGAGCGGGTCCCATTGATCGGGCGTGCCCGCCCCTGAATTGAAGAACCGTTCCGAATTGATCTCGATAGCGACCGTGTAGCCTTGAATCCATCCGACGTGCGTGGTGAGCGGGGCCTGGTCGGACAGCAGCTCGGTCTTGACGTTGCGCAGCCGCACGATCGGGCCGCCCGCCGCCATTAGCAATTCGCGGTCGGTCTTGGCGAAGATGACGCGGCGGCCGCCCGACACCGGCACCCCGGTCACATCGGAGGCGTTGCCCGACTGATCGATGCGAAACACCCTGCCCTTGCTGGTGGCGGCGATGAGATCGCCGTCGAAGTCGCTGAGATAGATGCGGTCATTATTGCCGAGATCGACGAAGGGCGAGCCCAGGCCAGGGAAGCGGGAGTGCCCGCCCAATTCGTTGACGAAGCCGTTCTCGATCGCGGTCTGGTAGCCGACCACGGCGTCCTCGTCGAGATTGGCGAACAGCGCCTTCGAAAGGTCGAGCGGCTTCCAGTTTTCGGACATCAGATGCCGACGACGAGCGCCTGGACCTCTGACGTCCACTCAACGGTTTGTGCCGTGTCGCCCAGGACATGCAATTCGATCTGGTTGCCATTGGCGGCGAAGATCGCGTCCCAATTGGCGTTGGTCTCCTGGTCAGCGCTGACGTCGGTCTCCGACCCGATCAGCGCCGCGCCGCTCGCGGAGATCGTGCCGTTGACCAGCGCGGAGCCGCCCGACCCGTCCGTGATCGTCTCGTCGTCCGCGAACGTGCCGACGATGTCCTGCAGCGTCAGCGTACCGGTAGCGCCGCCGTCGCTGTCTGCGGTGATGCGGGCCTTGGCGCCGCTCGTGCCGCCGGTGAGAATGTTGCCGACCGTGTAATTCCCGGTCTGATTGTCATAGGCGAGCGTGGCGCCGGGGCGGCCCGCCGCGATCGAGAAGTGATAGAACCCGGTATTGACGCCGTTGTTCTGCCGTCCGACGACCTTGGCCTCGAGATATACCTTCTGCCCCGGGTTGAGCACGATATGCCATGCCTCGGTCGCGGCGTTGCCGGTGGTTATCCCGAAGGTCTTGCCGCGGTCCTCGGACTTCTTGCGGGTCCAAGCCGTGGCGGTGCCCGCGATGGTGACGGCGGTCTCGATGCAATCCTCGACCGCGATATTGTGCGCGGGCGTGGTCAGGGTCACGGTCAGGCTGGCGAGCGCGACCCGCCGGATGACGAAGTTCTGGGCGGTTCCGGCCACGGCGATCGTGCCCGACGTCATCGCGCCGCCGGAGATTTCCAACCCGATGACCGGCGTCGTTGCCTGTATGTCGGCGACGGCCAGATTGGCGGTGTTGCCGACCCACTCGCAATCACGGAAGGCCGTGCCTTGCGCGCCTTGGATGTAGACGGCCGTCCCCGTGTTGGTGTCGAATTTGATCCCCTCGAAGACATTGTCCTGAGCCAGACGGTCGACGTCTTCGAGATCGATTCCAAAGGTGCCGCAGGTGTCGACCTGGCCGCCGCGCCAGCGGTTGAAGGTGAGCGCGCCGCCTACGCCGGCCGCGCTGTTGCCGCCTGCCGAATAACCCGTGTTGCAGTTGGAAATCCAAAGCTGGCGCCAGTCCGCCAGCGTCCCGCCATAGCGCCGGATGCCAATGTCGAAGCGCTTGACCTCGACGTCGTCGATAATGGTCTGGGACTGGTTGGCAGCGTAAATGCCGACCGATCCGCCGACGAGCGAGATGCCGTCGAGGCTGATGCGGGAGAACCCGGCGCGCGGACCCCCGATGGTGGCGACGTTGCCGGCTGTGTTGGACTGCAGGATGGTGGCGCCGCGGCCCTGGCCGCGGATGATCACGCCCTGCGGAGTGGTGAAGGCGGTGATCTGGAATGTGCCGGCCGGCACTTCCACAAAGCCGCCCGATGCGGCGCCGGCCGCGCCGAGCGCGGCCACCAGCGTGGCGTTATTGGTGGCGGACGATGCGTTGTTGACCCCGACCTGGAGGAACGCGCCGTAGTCGCGCACGTCGATGCGCCGCGCCAGCATGTCGTCGAGCGAATTGGCCTGCGTGCCGCCGGTGACCACCACCGTGGCGTCTTGCGCGTCCTGCCCGTCGAGCGTGACGAGCGGCGGGCGTATGACGCCGGTCGTATCCACCGAATTGATCTGCAACTGGTAGGGCGCGCCGACATAGAGCGGCTGCGCGAACTTGCCGTAGCTGATGCCGCCGAGCGTCTCCTGGATGAGCGTTAGCGGGTTTCCGGCCGGAACGGTCAACGCCTCGTCGGTGAAGATCGCGGCGAGCACGTTGGTGTTGGCCAGGAACGCGCTCACGGTGGCGAGGCCGTAGCCGGGACGCCATGTGTCGAAGTCGGCAATGCGGATGGAGGGCATCAGGCGTTGACCCCCTTGATGACCACAAACTGGATCACGATGGCTTCGGAGAGGGAGCCCGCGGTGTTGTTCCTGACGTTGATCGTCGCTGAACCCGCTGCGGCTTGGGCGTTGAGCGAGTACGATCCCGGCGTGCCGCCCGATATGTGATTGAGGACCAGCACGTCGGTCGCCGCGATGGCGGTATCTTGGAGCACGAAGGAAACGACCGTGCCGGCGGCCAGCAATGCGTTAGCCATCGTCACCGCGCCGCAGATCGTGTTGAGCGCCACGCTGGTGGCCTTGCTGGTGGCCTGCCCGATCGTCCCGCCCGCGCCGGTGGCGTAGCCGATGCCGTTGGTGGGGCTCTGGGACAGAATCGACGTGTTGGCGAGGATCGCTCCGATTCCCGGGTCGGTGAGGGTTCCGACCGAAAAGCCGCCGCTCGGCCCAAATCTCGCCGCAACGGCGCGGGAGGTCGAGCCGTTCGGGGTGGTCTCGACCTGGACGGCGGCGCCCTGGTTGGCGTCGGTCCATATCTGCGAGGTGACGAAGGAGATCGCGGCGCGCGACACCGTGGAATAGCCGGTCGCCCCGTAGCCGATGCCGGCGACGAAGCCCAAATAATCGCCGCTTTGGAGCGCGGTCGGACTAACCGCCGTGCCGCGCGCGGTCCGGAACGTATAGGCCGGCGAGTTCCCGGACACGGCAGCGCTACCGAAAGCCTGTATCTCCTGGAGGGCGGCGGTGCCATCGCTGGCGCCGATGCGCAGCAACGTACCTGCCGCTCCCGCCGGCAGCGCGGCCACGTTGGTCGAGATGGTGGCGAGGCCGCTGATCGTGGGCGTCGTCAAGGTGGGCGAAGTCGCGAGCACCACGCTCCCGGCGCCCGTGATGGCGGAAATCCCGGTGCCGTTGATCCGGAATACATTGCCGGCGCCGGCCGTGTCGTAGGTCTTGTTGGTGAGCGTGTCGGTGGTGGCCTTGCCGACGAGCGTGTCGGTCGCGGCCGGCAAACTCAAAACAGGAGAGCCGAGCGCACCGGTAACGGGTCGCAGGTTGACAAGTCCGCTGGTGGCGTTGCCGAAGCTGATCGAGCCGACGGCCCCGCCGTTTCCGGCCGTGCCACCGCCGAGAGTGAGGTTGTTGGTGGCGGGGTCGAAGATCGCCGCATAGGTGCCGGTGACCGTATTGAACAGCACGAAGCGGTTGGCTGGCGTGCCCGGCTCGTAGCCGAGAGCCCAAAGCTCAGTCAGGGTTGTCGGCGCCGCGAACCCGATTCCGCCGAACGGAAACTGAGCGGCGCTGATCGTGATGCCCCGGTTCGCCAGCGATGCCGTGGTCCCGATCCCCACGAGCCCGCCATATTGTGTTGCAAACGACCGTTTGACCGGCGGCGGCGTCGAGATCATCGAATCGCCGGTCCACGAGAGCGCGGCGAAGATACCGAGCTCCGGCGACCATGCGATGCCGCCCCAACTCTCATTGCCGGTGAGATGCGTCGCCCAGGTGGCACCGTCCGGCGAGGTCATCACGTTGCTGGTGCCGGCGACCGGCGCCCCGGTGGCGGCGAACAGGCCAAGTTCCGGCGACCATGCAATCCGCGTCCAGGTGTCGGTGGTGGGCGTCGTATGAAGCGTCCACGCGATTCCGTCGGGCGAGGTCATGACGCTGTCGGCGGTGCCGGAGTAGCTGACCGCGCAGAACAGGCCGAGCTGCGGCGACCACGCGACGTCGTCCCAATTGCGATCGATGGCGACCGTTCGCGGCAACCAATTGATGCCGTCGGGCGAAGTCATGACCCGGTTGCCGGTGCCGGAATTGGCGACGGCGACCAGCAGGCTACCGGACCACGTAATGCCGGACCAATTGTTGTCGGCCGCGCTGACCCGTGCCGTCCAATTGATACCGTCGGGCGAAGTCATGACCCGGTTGCCGGTGCCGGTATACCCGACCGCGACGAACAGCCCGAGCTGCGGCGCCCAAACCAGGCCGTCCCAATTGTTGGTGTTCGGTGCTGTCCGGGTGGTCCACGTCACGCCATCCGGCGACGTGATGATATTGGAGGTGACGTTGCCGCCGCCGACCGCACAGAACAGCCCGAGCTGCGGCGACCAGTCGATGCCGTGCCACGCCGAGTTCGGAACGGTCCGCGCCGTCCAATTGATGCCATCGGGCGAGGTCTTGATCGCGCCGACCGCCTGTGGCGCGGTCGCGGCGAACAGGCCAAGTTCCGGCGACCATGCCGCGTCCACATACGCATTGGCGTCCGGGCCTGCGAACTTGGTCCAGGTCGCTACGGCTTGCGCCGCGATGGTCGCCAGATAGCCGCCGCCGACGTTGAGCGCGGCGGCGCGATTGAGGATGAGGACGAGGTTACCGGCCGCAATATCGACGACGATCGACCCCGCGGAGGTGTAATCCGCAGCCGCCACGTACACGCTGCCGGTGACCGGGTCCTGGACGAGGTCGGTCGAGAAAAGTATCGCGCCCGCGGCCCAATTCCCGCGCCAGGTCCCGCGCACGTCGATGACTCCGGTCGAATGGCTGGCGACGTTCGGTCCTACGACATTCGCGATGACCGGAGCATCGATATAGACCGGCGCCAGGAACTTGCCGGTGGCATCGAGCGTCTGCGGATTGGCTGCGGTGATCGGCCCGGTCGGCCCGGCATAGAGCGTCGCCAGCGTCGATGTCGCGTGCCCGAGGCCATCGACCGTGAAGAACGAGACTTGGCTGGCGGTATAGAGCGGATTAGCGAGCTGGAAATCCGGGATGGTGGTGCGGATCACGGTCATCGCAAGCGGTTCCCGTAATCGCTGGAGCCGCCGACGAAGTAGCGCTCGTCGCCGCAATCATCGTCGAAGTCCCAGGCCGGGTCGCAGATCGGCGGCGAGGTGTCGTGTTCGCGGTTCTCGAAGGCCAGGAGCCGCGTCTTGGACGACGCCGCGACCGCGCCGAAGCGAGTGAGCGAGGGCTCATCGAGCTTGATGATCGGCCCGGAGCCCAGATCATGCGCGAGCTGGAAGCACAACCAGCGCTGCCAGGCCTGCCGGAAATTGGTTAGGATCGAACCCGAGGGCTGCGTCCCGGTCACCCCGCCCGGCGCCACGTTGGGCGCATAGGTCTGCACCACCAGTTGGATCGTGTAGGTGTTGGTGTCGTTAACGTCCGGGGTCGGGAAGACGCGCAGCGTCGGGGTAGGCAACCGGTCGATGTGCAGCCAGTACGGAGGCCCGGTTTGGGTGGGCGTGGCGACCGATTCGAACTGTTGCAGGTCCACGAGCTCGATCGGCGTGCGATTGCCGAGCTGGTCCTGCAGCCAGGCGTCGATAGGGAACTGCACGCGATCGAGCGGGAGATTTGCCCCCAGCGACGTGTTGAGATCGTATTTCTGGGTACCGTTGACGATCGTGATCGGAAGCGTCGCGGTGCGCAGGAAGAACAGCCGGTCGATGCCGGCCGTCTCCGCCATGATCAGGTCGAGCCAGATCATGGCTTCGCGCAAGCTTTCGCCGCTCGCGGCGCTTTCCGTGATCGGAAAGTCGTTGATCATCCGCAGCGCGCGTCTGCAGATGTCGCTGGCGGTGAGGACCGCGGACATTCAGATCAGGCCGCTTCTTCGTCGTCGAACTCGTCGGACGCGGGCACGAAATCCATCGGCCCGACTTCCCGCTCCTTCGACGTGGTGGCCTCGCGCGTGGCGCGCTTGGCGTCGACCATGAACTTGATGACGGCGGCGCGGCTGGTGACGCCGGATGCGAAGCGCTCGCCGCCCGGCATTTCCATCACGCGCTTCTGCAACGCGACGTTGGAAAGCTCGTCCAGGTTCGCCACGGTCTGCTCGTCGGTGAGGATCAGCTTCTCGCCGGCCTCGAGCTCGTCGGGCTGCTTGGGGCGCCGCTGATACTCGATGCGGTTGCCTTCCTCGTCGACCCGCCAGAACGCGGCGTGCTTGAGGAACTTGATCGCGATGGCCTCCGGCATCGGCAGCGCCTTGCCGTGCTCGAACACGAACGGCTTGACGATGCCGTCAACCGTCATCTCGTGCGTGCGCTTGGGGAATTCGGGGGTGGCGGTGGTGTCGATGACCAGAAACAGCTTGGCGGCCGGCTTGGGGTCGGCCTTGGTCGATTCCGTAGCGGCAGCGGGAGGCTTCGCCATGGCGTGGTCCTTGTGATGGAGGGGGCGGAACGAAAAAAGGCCGGCACCGGGGGCGCCGACCTCAAGCTTGGTTGTGGTGATGGAGAGGGCGGCTTAGCCCAGCAGCACCGGCAGCAGAATGAAGCCCTCGGCTGCAACCGAGGCCGTCACCAGCGTGTAGCTGATGACGTTGGCGGCCGGGTTGGCGCCGACCAGGGCAGGCGCGTTCGAGGAGAACAGGCCGCCGTTGGTGCCGATGACCTGGCCGAGCGTGCCGGTCGAGGAGCCGTTGATCAGGCCCGTCGCACTGCCGCCGGCAAGGGTCGAGAGCGTGCCGACCGTGATGGTCTTGGCGCCTGCCGTCTCCGCGACGGTGACTTCCAGGCCAGCACCATGCAGCCTGTCCAGCACCATCGAGTTGACCGGCAGGACGAATCCCGTGGTCTGCTCCACGTTGGCGACGCTGTCCGCGATCGAGAACGGGATCTTGAACAGCTGCTGCCCGCGCGGCGTGTCGATCGGGATTTCGTTCGGCCCCGAGGCCGTGACGCCGGTCACGACCTTGAACTGCCCGCCCGGCGCCTGGATGTAGAGATCGACCGAGGCGGTGGTGTCCGGAACGAAGAAGTTCATGAACCCGCGGGTCAGGGCCTGCGGATTAGCGATGCTGGCGCCGTTCTTGTCGACGAGCGCGATCTTGTGGGCGGTGCCGGCAGCGGCCACGAAGACCTGGCCGCCCGTCCCGATAAGGGAAGTGCCGAAGGCGCCGGGACCGGTGTCCTTCAGTTGGATGCGGTATTCGAGATTGCCCATCTGGGCTCTCCTTCAGTGAACGAGAATGGGGGGGGTGCCCCGTGTCGATTTTTTCGACCTACAGGCTGGTCAAGAAAATCGACACGGAAGCGCGATTTGGCTTACGCCGCCGCCGCGGTCTTCACCGCGATGGTGCCGAAGTCCTGCTTGGTGTTGCTGTCGTAGACCGACTTGAACTGCGGCTTGAGCATTCCGACTTTGCGGCCGACGCCGATGCCGGGACGGTTCTGGTAGTCGGTCTTGTCGGACTCTCTCCAGAACATCGATCCGAGCGTGACGATGCCGCCGGCTTGCGCGCCGAGCAGCATGGCCTGGGCGCCATCCACGGTGCTGCCGGAACCCCAGCGGGTGGAGCCCGAGAGACCCAGCGTGTTGAACACCTTCTGATGGCTGTGGATCACGACGCCGTCGATGGCCGCGATTGCTCCGGTGAACAGCGGATTCTTGTCGCCGATCTTCTCCGCCGACCGAACAATGGTCTGATAGGTCGGATCGAGGACGAGATCGCGCCGCTGCTCGGAGCTGATCAGCAGGGCGAAATAGCCCTTGCCGCCCGAACGGATCGGGCGCAGCCGCTTGCGCTCCGCCAAGGTGCGAGCGCGCACCACCGTCGCCCACGACATCTTGTCCGACGTGGTCATCGTGGCTTCGCTGGTGACCGAGTTCGGGAAGATGATGCGGTTGGACGATGCCGCGACCACGTCGCCGGCAAACCGCAGCGAAGGAAGCTGCGATCCGGTACGGGTGGTCCCGTCGAGCTTGAGCGAGTAGGCGCGGCCCGAGAGCGTCAGGAACATCAGCTCGTCGAGCTTGTCGGAGAGCCAGAACCCGAGCTTGTCCTTGGACTGCTCGCGGAACCGGATGATGGTGGCCTGTTCCGCCATTTCCCCTTTCGATTTTGTTCCGTGACGAATCTGGTCGAAGCGGATGGTCTGCGAATCGCTGATCATCGCTTCTTCGGCGCCGTCCAACTCATTGTCGCCGACCACCCCGTCATTCTGGAGGTC